GCCGGTCGATGTGCCGTCAGCTGGTAATTTGTAGGAGTCACCCATGGCAAAAATGCCTTGGTAGCGATAGGAACTGTACACGCCAACAACACCGTTACCGTAGTTGTCATCAATGTAAAAATTGCCGTTAGCTCGACTTGCTCTAGCAGCGCTAGAAGCATTGCCTGCGTCATTTGCGTAACCGACTTGTACGTCCGCATGACCGGAGTCAATGTAGTAGCCGTACAAACGCCAGTACGAACCAGTCCAATAGGTTTGCACGTTGTAATCACTGCTGTCATCTCGACGGTGCAAACGAGTTGCGTAGTTGCTTCGGTCAGCTGAACCAGCACTACCAGTTACGTTAATCGACCAAGTACCGGAGGCACCTGAGCCGCCAAGGGAAGGGCTATAGCTAGTGTAATTGCTTGTTGTAAGCGCTTCGTTTAATTTGACGGGTCGGTACGTAGTAACAACGGTTTGAACGGTGCCGGAAAGCGAGGACTCGTAACCAATTGCAAATTGATCTGCGTAATTTCCGTCGAACTGTGTGTAGCCGTTCACAACACTAACGACATCCAACCCAGTGTAGTTACTAGCGGGGAACGCTACCCAAAGGTTGTACGCGCTGTCATATCCAAAACGAACATCGATAGCTGAACCAGAAGCATCCATAAGGCTGGCTTGTGGTGAGTACCAGTAGTTACCGCCGTAGTTATAACCGCAGATACGGATATCATAGCTTTCGTAGCCTTGGTAGATTCGAACCACAAACGTCAACATCCAGCTTGTGGCTGGCAAAATGCGAACTTTATAGTACCCACTACTTCTACCGTCTTGCGTGCCAAAGTGCGCTCGTTGGTGGAACGCAGTCGATGACTTTGAACCGACAGTCGAAGCGTTTCCGGTAATGTTAATACCCCAAGTACCAGACGCACCGGAACCGCCAAGTGAAGGCGAGTAACTTGTGTAATTACCAGCATGGAGCGCAGTATTTCCAGCAATAGTTAGTTGGTTTCTAAACCCAGCCGTGCCGCTATCTTGGCCGACCCAAAACTGAGTAGCGTTGGCAACGCTATTGCCGTTGCTTTGATACTGATCCTCATCAATTACGCGAAAGACATATCCGGTGTCACCAGCGCCGTAGACCGTCACGCCTTCGTTGTCGATCATCAATCCGCCAGTGTCGCCATCAGACGTTTCAATATTGATAGCGCCATTAGCTGGATTAAGTGCAAACGGAAGGCCTAGACCAAGTGTCCCAGAACCAGCCGGTCTCCACCCAATGCGAGCGGTATTTGCAGCATTAAGCCTTATTTCAGCATTAGCATAAAGATTTCCGCTAACAGTACCGCCACTCAAAGGCAGAGCGTATGAACTATAGTTGCTGCTATCAAGAACAGTCGCTTGAGTGCCGCCGCCATAAGTGCTTTTATTGCAGTAAAGAACACCGTCTGACCATTGAAACTGCCAGCCATAGGAAGGGTTATGAAAACCCGTAGTGTTTGAATTTGGATAAATCATCAAACACACAGCGCCGTTGGTAGCGTCAAATTGAAGGCCACCCCAGCCGTTTCGAGTTCCGGCTATACGCCAAGCGCCATACGATGCGTTATTCGGGTAGAAATGGGCACTGTTCTGCGGACTGTACAAACCAGAATAATTACCAAACTCGATCCACTCGTTTGAGTAGTTGCGACCGTCTGTTGTCCAACCGGGTGAAATTGTCAGACGGCCAGACATTGTTCCGCCGCTTAAAGGCACTGCATACGAGCTGTAATTGCCGCTGTGCAAGTACGGCAAGGCTCCGGTGTACTTGTAGATATCGCCATCGACATAAACGGTTTTATTGAAATAAAACTGCGGACGATCAGTTTGTATATGCGCATAGCTAGAATTTTGCGCACCAACATCAACGTAGCCATAAGAGGTTTGGCTGCGAATTGCTCCTGAACCACCACCAGTGATGTAGTTGCTGTCGTCGCCCAAGTAGTATTGACTTGCTCGAACTTTTCCATCAACTTTGCCATTGCTCAAATATTGAACAAAGCGGGTGCCAAACCAAGTGCCGTGAGTATTGTTCGACTGACGCTGACCAAACTCAGCCCAACCGTTAGCATTTCCAGTGGTTCCGTTGCCTAGATAAAGCTCAAATGCCTGACTCCAATCATGACCACGACCCCAGACAAACTGTCCGCTACTGCGTATGTACCAAGTATTTGTACCGTTGTAGTCTGCAATGACCCTATAGCCGCCTCTGGTGTAATCGTCAAAGTAGCTGTAAGCAGGGCTGTAGCTGGTGTAGTTACCTGCGTGGAGAACTTGATTGCCATTGGCTGTCACACTTCCGCCAAGCGGATTCAATGCGATTGCGTAATAAGCAAGCGATGGGTTCTGATATGCTGCCTGAATCCAGAAATTTGAATTCGTGTACTGCCCCAACGACAGGTAGTCACCGCCGCCGCCAGTCCAGTTAAAAAGCGAAGTTGGAAGGATGGCTGTATTTGACGGAGAAGACATTCCAGAAAAGGAAATGCTTGTCCTGCCGGTCAACGTACCGCCAGCCAAAGGCAAATAAGTACTGGCCGCTGACGCACTAGTCAAATAACCTGACAACGCAGAGCTTGTGATATATCCGCTTGGGTTGCTTGAGCTGTAGGCATCCGTGATTCCGTAGCCAGCCAGCGTGGTTGGTGTACCAGTTACGCCGCTCCAGGCCACAGAACCAGCAGAGCCGGTGACGCTGATACCCCATGAGCCAGATGCGCCAGTGCCTGTCAGTGTTGGTGCATAGGTGTTGTAGTTTCCGGCGTGCAGAACCGTGTTTGATCCGACCTTAACAACACCTGTTCCTTTTGGTGTTAGGGCTAGGTCAATGTTTGTATCTGTTCCTTGTGACAACATTACAGGTGCGCTTCCAGCAATTCCACCTGTAACCTGCAAATAATTAACCTGCGAAGTTGTGTTGTTTATAGTAAATGTTGTGGATGTTCCATTGTTGGAAAAAGCAATAATAGAACCGCCCTTGGCGTTAATGTTCATCGCTATTGCTGAATCGCTACCTTGGGCTGAAATGGTAGGTCTACCACCAGTAGCCGCCCCCGTTACTTGTACATAGTTAACAGCAGAGGCTGTGTGGGCTACACGCATCTGGTTGGTTTGGTTAGTTCCGTTTGTATTGAAATAAACGCTACTTGTTCCAAAAGAACCAAGCATCAAAATACCGCTTGAAGCATTGTTTGCGATAAGTTGTGTGTAGCCAGTATTAGGCGAAATTAAAATACCAGTATCAGAGTTAGCAATATCTCTAATAGTTAATGGTGGGTAATTTGGACTGGAATTGTTAGGAGTTACAAACTGAATGCTTGAAAGCGTTGAACCTGTTGTACTTGAACCTAACGATTTAATTGTAGTAACAGACCCCACAGTCGCATAAGCAGTAGCACCGCTACCACCGCCACCAGAGAAACTTACTGTTGGTTGTTCTACATAACCAGAACCTGCTGTGCCTACTGTGATTGTGTTTACAAACCAACTGACATTGAATGTTGCGCCTGTGCCTGTACCACCAGTAACCGCTACTGGATTTGTTGGCAAAACAGAATAGCCCGCCCCTGCATTGGACATTGTGAATGTTGAAATGACACCAGCAGAAACTGTGTTTACTGTTATTTGAATTACAGTTGTAAAAGTGCCACCAACTAAAGTTAATACATCACCAACCGTGTAACCCGTACCACCAGATGCAAGTGTAGTTGCGCCTGTTGAAGCCCTCATCAAAGCAGTTGCAACCGCTTGAACACCACCCGCAGTTGTTGGAGCAGTAATAGCAACAGATGGGATACTACTATATGCCGTTGCTCCCGCATTACTTACAGTCACCGCAGTAACTGTTCCACCATTAGAGATATTCACCCCTGAACTACCTGCGGCTAGGTCTATTGCTCCTGTTCCTTTGGATTGAAGAACAAGACCTACGTTTGCATCTGAACTTTGACCTGCGGCAGAAAGAATTGGAGAGTTGCCTGTAACAGCACCTGTAATACCTAAAAAGTTTACTGCTGAAACTGAGCCATCAATCCGAAGTTGCCTGTTTCCACCGCCGTTGTTGTAGAACGAAAAAGCACCAGCGCCTTTTGTATTGATTTGTCCAGATACTGTTGCATCTGAACCTTGCATTGAAATTTGTGTTCCAACACCAGTAGCCGCACCAGTCACCTGAACGTAATTGACTGCTGATGCGGTATCTGAAACTCGTAATTGTTCTCTTGTACCACCAGTTAAAAACTGAAATGCACCTGTACCTTTTGAGGCAAACTGCCCAGCAATGTTAGTTCCAGTACCATCAGTAGTAAATCTAGGGCTTGTTGTTGAACCATCGCCGCCACGCACGTTCCAGTAATTTACTGAGCCAGCGGTGTCTAAAATTCTAAAGTTGTTAGCACCTGCCGCACCACCTAAAGAAGTCTGTCCAGTAGCAGTAAGCGTAGTAAACGTACCAGCCGCAGGGGTTGTGCCTCCTATGACTGTGTTGTCAATCGTAGTGCCACTAATTACTGGCGCATTAGATTGTTCCCATAGTTGAGTTGTGCTGTTGTAAACAATTGTTTGACCGTTGCTTGGAGTTTGAGCAGAAACATTGTGAATTTCATCAAGCTCGTAGCCGTTCTGAACTTTAACAAAAATTTTACCCTGCGTTGGGTGCGCATGCTCAACAACACCAACGTAAACTAAATGCGTCGGAGCGTAAGGCTTAGTAGCTGTATATGTGCCTGCAGTAGTTCCGCTCAGATAAAGCTGTGCACCATCAGTAAATGCAGAAGTATCAATACCGGTAATCAAACCAATAATGGTCACATTACCATTTGTATTGTTTGGCAGGTCCGCAGTCAACATGCCCAATGTTTGAGCAGATGTTGCGTCTGATGTTGCCAATGCTTTAGATACTGTAGGAATCTGACCTGTAGCACCAGAGATGTAAACAACAGTACCTTTTGCCAAAGTAGCACCAGTTGCATTACGCACCTGTGCAACCACGTTGTTTGCTGCAGCTACAGAAAGATCAACCGCACCAGCATTGTTGACAACTGTGACAGAACCATCGGCAGAGGCAACGCTTGTAACCCCTGAAACAACAGTGCCTGGAACCCAGCTGGTTCCATCCCAAATTGGGGCTTGCCCAGTCGTAGGCGTACCCGTAACCTGAATCTTGTCTGTATTCAGGTTTGTAAAGTTTGCATCAACTTCATTGTTGGTAAGGGGCGAACCTTTACCTGCACGGGTAACAATTGTAGACATGAAATACCTTTATGCGTCTTCAGCGCCTTCAAACTCAGGCTTTTGTTTAATGATTGCATACAGGGCAGCTCGGTCTGCACCTGCTACATATTCATCACCTGAAATCTGAAATTTACCTGCTGACAATGGTTGTTTACCTGCATCACGGGCATCTTTAGAAGCGTATCCGTAAAAGGTTACTTCTGTGCCACGACCTTTAAAGTCTTCTTGAACAGCACCGATGTTCCAATATGAAGCAGGAATGCCAAAATCTGTGTCTACTGATTTGATTAAAGCCATGTTGTTTCCTTAGCTAATATTGATTATGGTGCTGCCATTGTAACTGTCCATGTGATTGACATGGTGTCACCTACGTCCTTATTAACGACTGAAAACACAGTGCGGCAAAGCATTGTGCCTGCAGAAGATGCGTTAAAAATACCTGCTTCAGTGATTGCAGACAAACTAGCAGGTGTACCTGCTGGGAATGTAGCTACATACGCAATAGCGCTTCCGGTCACAGTGGTGGAAGTCAAAGCTACACGTGCAGACTCAGTAACCAAGCCAGTGTTACCGGCAGCAACAGCAGTAGTACCAGTACCAATAGCCATGTGGGTCATAGCAGTTGCAGTTGCATCTTTCATGCGGCTTGCAATGTAGCCAAGCCCAGTGGTCACAACCAAGTTTTTGACTTCTTGTTCCTGTTTGATTGCTCCGTCAGGAGCAGTAACAGTAATTTTCAACGCGCCCGTGGCTACGATTTGTTCATTTGAGTTCATTTGAGGTCCTTAAAAAGTGCGGCTAGTTCCAACGTAATCATCCGCAAAGTACGTGATATCACAATACCCTTGGCTTATAACTCTACCAGTATCCGAGGATGTAGTCGAGTCATTAAGTTGCTTTTGCGTCAAAATAATGCTGGAATCTGTAGCCCGTGAAGAGTCAACCAAACTTTTAATAAACGCTTGAGCTGCTGCATCTGTAGCGCTGGCTGAATCGATCAGGTTTTTACTAAACACCGTAACCGAAACATCTGTGGCCCTTGAGGCTTCTGCCAAAGACTTATCAAACGCGGTTGTGGATGCATCAGTGGCTCTAGACGTGTCTGTGTAAAAACGTCCATACCCCATCTGCCGAATCAGGGTATCTGAAGTAGATGCAGTTTCTGTCAAGACTTTGATAAACTGAATGTTTTGGTCATCGTCTGCTGCAGCACCATTGACGTCATCAACAGCACGAGCAACATCTGTCAATGTCTTTTGTGTGTCTTTAACTAATGGATCACTGATGTGGCTGGTGTCAGACAACCCTTTACCAACGACGAACGTTTTGGTATCAGATGTAGAAGCTGAATCAGTTAAACCCTTACCTGCAGTCTTAGCAACAGCATCGGTAGCATAGCCTGAGTCACTAAACGGTTTACTAGAACTTTTGGCCAGAGCCTCTGTTGCTCTAGCAGTCTCAGTGAGCGTCTTACCAGTAACTTTAGTTAGTGTATCCTGCGGTGTTGCTGTATCAAACAGCTCGACAAACTTGACAAAGTAGCCTGTGATTGCGTCTACACGGAGCAGTACATACGTAACAGGTGCGCTTAACTTAATGTACGAGATCGTCGCTTGCAGCTTTGTGTACGAGACATTAGCATGAAGCTTTTGATAAGACGTCGTTGCTTGTAGCTTGACGTATGATGTAGCTGCTTGTAGCTTTACATATGAAGTTGCTGCCTGTAACTTAATGTACTGGTAGACAGAGCGCATCAGAACTCTCCGCGCAACCTAAACTTAAGTGGATCGTAAACAGTTTGAATGCCAGCGCCAGCAGCAAAAGTGACTTGGATTTCACCTTCGTAATCGCCAGGGGCACCAGATAATGCTGCTGCACTCATTGGGAATACGCACACACCGCCAGCGCCGTCTGTGATGATTCCGCTGATAGTGGCTAATACAGTGGTAGAGCCAACCAATCGAAACTTCATAACAACAGTAGCGCCCGTGATATCCACGACGGCACCGGTGTTCTCGTCAGTAATTGTGGCTTGTACTTGCGGGCGACCTGAGTCACCCTGTACCAAATAAATGTAGTCGCAGCTCATACAAACCTCTGATATTCAATTTGAACTGAAGCACGAGTAAGACCCTTGTTTACACGTGTGCGGACCTCCGCCATTTTGTCGTTGAACTGTTTTGTACACAACATTGCCGCTTTGGGATCGTAGTAAGGCTGATTTGCCGTAGCGTACAAACGTGCGCGAGCACCAACAGTGATGTACTCAAGATATCGCTCGTACAACTCTTCGTCCACAACGGTTGCTGAACGCATCGGGGCAAGCGCAACACGAAGCTTCAACTTTGCTTGCTCTGTCACTTTAGGTGTTGGGACAAGCGTAATCTCTTGCGTGCGGTTACGGAAGTAGTAGTACGGATTACCAGCCAAATCATTCCAGTTGGAAGTGCGGTAGATTCGTGTCAACTCTTCCACAGCCTTGGGGATTAACAACTGGTCGCCATACCATGCTTCCATGATGTCAACGACCTTGTGATACTTGCATGGGTCCATCTCGTACTCAGAGACAGTTGCAACGCCAGTCATAGGGTCAAGATTGGTCTGCAAAACGCGTGTTTCTTCGCAGAACTGAATAGCTGCGTTACGCACTGCTTGAATGGCCACGATCTCAGGTACATCCCGAACAAACTGGATGACGTCAGGCAAAAACACATCGTAGGAAACGTTACTCATGTTTGTGACCCTGGAATAGTGACATTACGCAAACCAAGCGCGTTGGTAGGATCGTTAGTCGCTTCAGACTGTGACTTGCCTTGGATTGCAGCAGAGAATGTTGCAAGATAACCTTGAGACAATTGTACTCCCGGTGCGTAATCTGCGTTTTTACCGCAAGCACGGTACAAAATATAGTCTACCAATGCAGACTGGAACACATCAAAGATTGGAATCGCCTGTGACTCGGAAGTCAGGTTTGCTGGCTGTGCTGAGTAGTTCAACTCAATATACCCGGTTCCAGTATTGGGTGGGTAGACATAAAACGCCAATTGATCTTGAACGTCATAGATGTAGTTTCGCACTTCAGCAGAAGGCGTATCAGTATGCCAGTTGGGGTTGAACCCATCTAGCACCTCACGAGAGATAATACGGATTGCACGGCCTGGAGTTGAGCCATTTGTGCCCATGTTACGGTACATCTGTAACAACAACCAGCCATCTGAAGGAAGCGTTTGTCGTGTTCCTGCGCTAAGCAACTTAGAAACAGTTGTCGATGTAGCGCTAGGCTGAATCAACACAATTTGGCGCATGCCATCGTTAAGCCAGCTCAGGAGCTCAGCACGAGTCCACTTGATATTGTTTAGATCAAGTAACTGCTTAGCAGCTTTATCAATAATGACGCTTGCAAGAACAGACATTACACTTTATCCATTTCTGCAGGGGTGTTTCTAGCAGACCCTTGCAATGCAGTAAGCAAAGAAGTAAAGGTAGCCAAATACCCCTGTGCAAGCTGCACACCTGGGGCGTACTCGGCATCTTTCATACAAGCTTTGTACAGGATGTAATCCAACAAAACTGGTTCGTAAATATTGTTCACCATGATCGCCGTAGCTTCTGAAGAAATTACGGTCGGCACTTGGGAGTAAGTAACCTCAATACGGTTACCGGAAGAATCTGCTGGCGGATAAATCCAGAAAACTGTTTTATCCAATGGGGTGTAAATGTACGAAACTGCAGTACCAGTAGCGGTATCTGTGGTCCAAGTAGGATTGTTTCGATTTAAGATTTCGCGACGGGTTTCTTCAAGCGCACGACCTGGAGTCGTACCATTTGTACCCATATTGCGGTTGGCGCTCAATAAAATCCAACCATCAGTGGGAATCGACTGCCGAGCGCCCGCAACTGTTGTCACGTTTGCTGTAGCAGCCGATGCCTCAGGAACAGCTAGGATAAGCGCTTGTTGCGCCATATTCAACCAGCTCAACAACTCAGCCCGAGTCCATCGGATACCCGATATATCGGTAAGTTGAATAGCGGCTTTATCGAGGATTGCTCCTGCCGTTACTGTTCCCATACATTACCTTACGGTTTAATTAACGTCGAGTGCGGCTTTAATCGCAGTCAACTGTTGGCCAGACGCAGCACCTTGAATAACGATGTTGTTCAATTGCGCGGCTGTTTTACCGTTGTTATCGTAATCAACAAAAGCCAAGGCTTCGGTCAATGAAAAACCAGCGGCTACTAAGCCGTCAGTGTTAGTGCCACCGACGTTTGCATCTTCAGCAATAATTTGCTGCGCTTGTGGAAGCGACAAACCACTGGAAATCAGATCGTCAATAATTGCCATGTCGTTCTCCTTAGGTTAATAAATGGCAGGGCCGAAGCCCCGCCTTCTCCAGTAGGAGTTTAACCTGCAGCGACCAACAAAGCCAGACCTTTAGCTTGCACGACGCTAGTGCCGTACACGTTCAAGCCGCGAACCAATGTACCGAAGTCATTGGGGTTCTGCAAGCTCTCAACTTTAGCGATCTGAGAAGCGAAGGTAATAGCAGACTTGTGACCGGCCATCACAGCGTGACGCTTAACTGCACCAGCAGAAGTAGCATCAGTACCAGTGTTGGGGTTCATCCAAGTTTTGCCAGCAGCGCCACGTGGAACCAAGTTAGACACATACACTGTGAAACGGTCGATCATGCCGATCTTGCCGTTACGCAGCACGCTAGAAGCGTCGCCCATGAACTGAGCTTGTGCCAAGTTAGATTGCATCAGAATCTGACGCTCTGTGGGGGTGATGATCAACCAGCGGTCTGTCTCAGGCACGTTGGCTTCGTCCAACACGCTTGACAAAGCAGTGATGCTAGACAAGATGTTAGAAGCAGTCAAAGTGACGGCAGCAGAGTCTGTACCGAGGTTGTAGCCGCCGGAGATAGCACCAGCAGTTGCGCCTTGGTTAGCAGCGTCGCCTTGGTTGAAGTTAGTGTACAGAACGTCTTTGTCGATCTGAATCTTCATTTGCATGGCAGCGTCATTGGTGAACATGTCCATCAATTTAGGCTTGGCTTGCAACTCGAGAACGTTGTTCACGTTCACGCCGAAGTACTTACCTTTGTTGATGACCAACTGCAATGTGCTGGGAGCAGGCACTTCATAAGCCAAGTTTTGACCGATGGAGTAGCTGTTGATGGTGATGGAAGGGATCGTGTTGATGATCACTGTATCACCCATGCCGGTGATGTCACCTTGCCAGTCAGTATTGGCGATTTCACCAAAAACTGTGGCGGCATAGAATTTCTGAGCCAGTTTGCCGGACCAGAGAGCGGGAATGAAAGAACCGGAATAAGCGGTTCCAGAATAGGCAACCTGACCGCCAGGGGTGTTAAAACCACCAGAGTTTACGGGGTAGGCTGCTGCTGCGGTTACTGTAGACATGGTCTAATCCTTTTTAAAAAACAAAAGTTAACAAAATGTGACCGCCATGTCTTGGGTATTCTTAACGAATTCGACCTTCGATAGTGGCGGCATGAATATCTCTCTCAATTTGCACCGCTTCTGCGTCATCGATCATTCCACGTCTCCATTCAGTATAAAACGCATCAATATCCTGTGTGGAATAAATAC